AGCCATCTCTTCCATTTTTTGTTCGAGAACAGCGATCTCGGTGTTCGCTTGGAGGGCACCGACGTCGGGTGCCAAGAGTTCGACATCTCCATCATCCCCTATGAAGATCTTTTCGCCGGGGGACCAATCAAAGTCCTCGACGTAGCCTTTTACCTTGAATACTGGGAACCGTGTAAGATCCCAGGTATCCGCTTTCATGTTTTCGAGATGGTCAATCCTATATTGTAGGCCAACCAGATTATCGAGAGGACCCATAGCCCATAGATTGTCAGGGCGAATGCGCCAACCAACATGGTAGATAGGCGCGTGTCCGAAGAAAGAAGGGTTGTCAACCTGCGATAGAATCTTGTGCCTATCGATGACCTTAATGATCTGGTTGCGCTTGAGCTCTCCAGTAGCCTGTATATAGAGGTCTCCATAGAAGGTAAGAATCTCAATGTTATTGGTGAGAAGATAATTGCGGTAGGAATTAAATCCAGAGATGTCATAGATGGCATCCTTAGTCGTCATCTCTCCGGGATACTCTTGGGCATGCCTACGTGTCTCTAGTAGGTATGCGTAGAGTTTCTTTGCTTCCGCCTTGTTAACGCCTGTATCGCGTTCCAACAGGTCCTTGACTTCTCCAATTGAAATGACTGATCGTACGATCTTAGGCGCTTCAATAAATGTTGGTGCCGTGGGGTCGAAAACAATATCCAACGGACTAATGCGGCGAAGCCGTGGTCCGACGTATCCGACTTGTACTCTTCCATCTGTATCAACTGAAGTTCTTTTATCATTCCACTCTGGCATTGCAAAGCAATTGCCGTAATCAATATAGTCCAAGACCAGTTTAGCTACCTCAAAGTAGAACTCTGGGTGTTCTACTACCCAAGACATGTAAGCCTCTATGGCTTTGGCTTTGTCTTGGTCTTCTTGGGCGTTTCCTTGCCAGACAATATTCTTACGCCTAGGAAACATGGTCGCCATGTAATTGGCGAAGAGGTTGTCTCGAATTTGGCAAAGCTTGGGAATTGTAGTCTTATTGGACCAAGGTAGCATTGCATTCGAGGTCTTGGTTGTATCTGTGGCGAAGACATATCGTTGGATCTCCTCTCGGTCTGTGATCCACTGTTGTCTAAAGCTATTCCACTCTAGATACTGTCGTGCTATGTGGCAGGCAGTATCGTCAGGAGAAAGATACTCTTCGAGGTTTAGAACTGTAGACATTAGACGACACCGCCAAATCTAGGATGAATGGGAGCTGTTTTTGCTTGCATCTTGTTTTTTTCTACGAGCGCTTTGAACGAAGGAGGTTGAACAATTTCAACAGCCGATGCCAAAGCATCTTTGAGGTCGTCATGGGCGGGCTTTTGTTGGACGAGTTCTTCTTCAAGGAGGCTGCAATTGCCTCCAGAGTAGTGCCACATTTGACGATTTTGATACCTCGATTGAAGTACATTACCCATCCACTCCTCTTTGTTCCGTAGTGGGCGATGCTCATCGATACTAAGAGCAAGACCATGGACTCGGATGTAATTTTCTTTCAAGTCCTTGACGATTACTTCTTGCGCAGCCGTAACCTCGGCCCGGAGCTTTTTGAATCCCCATTTGTGGTGGAGACGGAGGATTCGGTCGAAGTACTCGGAGATTTGGTTGGTTCTGAATCGCTCGATGTCGAGGACGTAGTAGTTGTGACTGGAATCGACTCCGACGACTGCGATTGCCGAGTAGTCAGCTTTTTTATTAAGAGAGTAAGCAAAGTCCACAGCAGCAGCAAGATTGAGCCGAGAATTTTTATAATACCACTGCCCACCTTCTTGGCGAACGTGAGAAGGGTTGTAGTACTGCATCCACTCCGGCTTAATAGCGCTTTCAGAGAGGTCATTAGGGTTGTTATAGTACTGCGCACGAAATTTAGTAATGTCCGCATATTGTGCCTTCTTTTTAGCTAATTCGGCAATATCGAAGCCGAAAGGTTTGCCATCGTACCTTAGTGTCTTGGGCCATAGGAAGTTTCCACTTCCATCGCCCCTGTCCTCTACTTGTCGTTCGAAATGTTCGTAGAGGTTGTAACTTTCTACGATGTCCCCTTCGTCATCGCGGATTTCTACTATTTGATTAACGAGATCGAAGTAAAGATCTTTAGGATGATAGCGCGTACCAACAACCCAGGTGCGAGAGCCAGTGCCAGCAATAGAGGCAAGGTAAGAAACCTGGTTGCGAACCTTTTCTCGTCCTTCCTCAGAGTATGCTGTGTCATCTACGACTACGTCATCAAGAACAGCAATATCGCAATGCAAACCAACAATGTTAGTGGTAAGCCCAGCAGTGAATATAGTAGGGTCACGGATTGCTTCCTTCTTTCGTAGCGGATGGTCAATCGCGATCTCGGACTCTGTCCACTTCTCTCTTTTACCCTCGTCTTTGTTGACCATGTCTGGCCAGTAACGAGAATAGATATCTGAAGTAATGATATCCTTGATAAACTTAAGCTGCTTGTATGCTAGGTTAGCTGTGGACGAAATATAGAGGACCCGCAACGTGGGATTCTTAGTTATCTCCCAGGCAACTCGATACGCGACAAGAGCTGACTTCTGATGGTCTCTAGGTAGTAGAACTAGTTGATGGCTGCTCGCCTTGTCCCGCGTCCACCACCGGATTAGGTCCAGATGTACCTGCCCCAGCATTCTCCCCGGTGCCACTAGCTTTATGAACGCTTCTAGGTCCGATTCCGCTAAGAGACGTGCCTTGTTTATCAACTCCGAGCGTTGCTTCTGTGGTTTGGTGTCTGAGTGCATTGAGATCCCTTGTCAACTTCATTACTTGCAGTTCTAAGTTGGCTCTTTGGTCAATCAGAGCCTTGATATAATCAACTAGTGATTCCTGGTCCATACTTTTACTCCTTAGTTATAGATTACTGTGATATCCTGTGTTTGGGTAGTAACAATCCTCAACCCAGTCGAAAAGTTAAGATCGAAATCGATAAAGTAGGGCTTTACGTCTGCGGTAGAGGTGATAGTACCAATATTCACAGTAGTGCCCGAAGTATTATCGATAACACCAATGGTCCCGGTGCTAACCGGGGTATTTACGACAATACGCTTCAACGTACCTGGTCCACCTTTAACCTGGGTAGTAGTCGCGGTCGTAATACGGGTGTAGCCGTAATGATTTGAACGAAGTGCCATATTAGTACCCCATCCTACGCTTAGATTTCTTCTTTTTCTTACGTTTACTGTATTGTAGCATCATTTTGCGATATCCTCTCTAGGTCAGCTTGGATATCTGCATCCAAGAATGCCTCTTCCTTGAGTTTTCTCTCTACTTCCAGCTTCGAAGGTCTTCCTCTGCGATTGGGTTCCGTGGTTTTATCAATATAACCCTTCGCCAGAAGGTACTTTTGAGCTTCAAAAGAGCTTTTACCTTCTTTAGAAGCTGTTTCAACAATAGACTTAAGGGCTCTAGCTTTAATTTTGAGCTCAAGCTCGGTCCTCCAACGCGAAATATAGGGTTCGAACCAATTAGTCTTAGTGATTCGATCCCACTGCTTCCAGGATTCCATGTATTTGGAAGCGAAGTCGTATTCTGTGAGGTCTTCACACTCCATGTACAGTTTATAGAGCGAAATATAAGTATGTCCGTCTATAACCCTATCTTCGTCTTGGAGGGTAAAGATAGCCTTTTCCTTAGTGTGGAAGGCTGTCTCGTAGAATAGCCCCATTGTAAGGGGGGCGCCTGATTGTACTTGGTCTGTCACTCTTGCCTCTAGAAAGGGGAGATTGCTCTCCCCTTTGTTATGCTTTAGCCAAATCTTCGATAAGCTTCTGCAGTGCAGCGAACTTACCGTCGATGCGCTCACGCTCCATCGCAGCAATCTGGGCCTGGAGACTTGCCTTTTCTTGAGCAAGGATCAGATCCCGGGTGCGCTGGTGCTCTTCCTTGACGAAACGCTGATTCTCACGCTCAATACGCTCTGCCTGGGTTTCTAGCCTTCGCTGGCCTCGCTCCAAACTGAGGTTTGCACTGTGAGTAATACAGGCGTTTTCTTTAGAATTACGCGAAATAGACTCATTCAGAAGCAACCGGTCCGTGCCGCCAAAGGCCGCAAGGGTCAGATGGTCCGAACCATTATGACGTCCCTGGAGGCCAACGTGGGCCGAGAGGACCTCATCCCCGTGATGATCACCGTGGCCGTGGCCATGGGCATCTACGGTAACGGGCAGTACAGGTGCAGAATGATACATATCTTTTTCTCCTTCTACAGGTTTAGGTTGTGTTTGATCCAAGATATCCTCCTTTCCTACACGAGGGAGAAGTGGGGCCCTTTCGGACCCCTCTCCTTACTGGTTAGCTAGCTGGCTCCCAGACAACCGTTTATAGATAATCCTATAGCCCATTATTGGGCCGTCTCCTCCAGCAAAAGGAGGGATTTACTTCGTAAACGCAACTACCACCAAAACCCAGTCGATCAATAGGTGGTCATTGTCTCAGTTATCCGGTGTTAACCACATCGTGTAGCCTAAACGAATCACCTATCCACTTCCCCAATGCATAATATTATACAGATGATTCGAAACCTTGTCAAGAGGGAAAATGCACAATCTTCAAATTATTTTAGCGGGACAGCGTTTTGCTACCGAAGGTCTCCGCTAAGGTCATTTTTACACCCTGGAATTTCTATGAGATAATTACGGGGGGTCATTCTGCGCCGGTAGGCGCCCCCCGACCCCCCACATACAACTGTAGGGGCAACTCACCGTTTGTAGGATTCGACCTTATTGGACTATGTTCAATGGGTGCCTTGGGCTCCTTTGGAGTAGCCCCCAGGTCTACCAGGCAGAGGCTAGGCCATTGATATCCCTAGAACATAGCAAGAACATAGCTCTTGTTCCCTCTTTGTACCATAGGCCCTAGGAATGCCCAGGAGGCCCAAGGAAGCGGTAACGCCTTGGACCCTAGGCATGGGTAGGGGGCAAGCTAGCGCCTCTGTAGGGCCACGCTAGGGGCCGTAGAATTGATCCGACTACATACATAATCCAGCTCATTGGCCAGTGTTCAATATCTCTGTAACATATCGTGATATGACAATGCAGGCGAATCACTCTATCGAATTGCGATGATGAGTAGGGGCAGTGCGCCTTGTTTGCAGCGTGGCCAAGCCAGTTCTGCCTTGCTGCCCCACTCATTCGCTCTTTGACATAGCACTCCTTTGGGGATGGCGTCTGCCTTGCGGCCTCACTAGAGCAAGCGGATTGGCCAGCGTTCGCGCAGCCTTTGGCCATCCC